AGGCATCCTCCTTCTGGTGCTTTGTAAGGTTTTGTACCTTCCAGTATAGGCGGTGCGGTGCGCAGAACCTGCCGAAGCGTGGCAGCGCTCCGGCATAGATTATCCGGCGCTGCTGCGGCATTTTCCAAAAAAGTACAACTTTTTTCAAAAATATGCTTGACAACCCCGGGCTTTTCCCGTATAATAGCACACGTTGAGCGGCTCACCCCGCAAAACACAACAGAATATTGGGGATTTGCATAGTGGTAGTGCGGTAGACTCTGACTCTACTTGTGGGAGTTCGATTCTCTCATCCCCAACCATTAGAGAGCTAGGCGAACACAGTTCCATCTGCATGGTGGGTTCTGTGTTCGTTTTGCTTTGTCCTCTTCCAACAGTCGATAGAAAACCGACGCTCACTAATCGGCATTGAAAAAGGCCCGGAGCCTTGCGTTACACACGCAGGTTCCGGGCCTTTTTTCGTTTCAGTTTTCCGTATTTCGTTCTAATTTGCCATATTCTGTATTTTTCTGCCAAAATCCTGACAAGCCGGTTTCAAATCGGTAAAATTCTTGGCAAAGGAGATACAGGCTATGATTAGGATTATGCTGTCCACCCGCCTTGGCGAACGGCGCATGACGCAGAGTGAACTTGCTCGCGCCACCGGGATCCGCAGCCAGACCATCAACGAAATGTACCATGACTTCTCCGATCGGGTCAATCTGGATGACCTCGACCTTATCTGTGAAGCCCTGGACTGCACACTCAGCGACTTACTTATTTATGAGCCGAATGAGGTGCGCAGAGTAAAAGAGGTCCGGCGAATCCCGAAAACGGTGAGCAAGAGCCGCAAAAAGTAAGCACTTCTCCCCTGCCCGGACGTTTATTCGTCCGGGCTTTTTTCATCTTCATCATTGCGCAGCTGGATGGTCTGCCCATCCGGCATGATGATTGCAACCTTGCCGCCGCACAGTTCTGCTGCCTTGATAAGGTCATCCGCCGACCAGCGGTTCATGCGCACCTTGTTGCTCATTGCCTGCTTGCTGCTCATACCGAGGACTTCAGCCAGATCTGTCTGCTTCTTCCCTGTCATGGAAAGCAGCCCCTTGATGATGTCCGACACTGTCATGTGTTCATCCACTCCTTTCATGTATAGAGTACACCAAAATCAATTACTTGTCAACCTCTTTTATTTCAAAGTAAATCAAAAACGTTTATCAAAACTATTGACAAGTAAACCGAAAAGGTGTACAATGTAGATGTAAGGCAGAGAGCGAAAGCCCCTTACGGAAAGGAGTGAGGTGAATGAAAGACATGAACGTAACCAAGGCGTTGCTCAAAGCAATCCTTGAACTCATCGAGAAGTGCGACACGCTGGAAGAGCTTAGAGAGAGCGTCAAGAAAATCATGGAGGAATAAAAAAAGAAGACCAGCCACCGTCCAAAGCAACTGATCTTCAACACCGAAACAACGGCGAGCCGGGAGCCTTACCCCGGCCGCCCTCTATTTTATCAGAGTAAGGCCAGAAAGACAAGAGGGTAACACAATGAAGTACGTCGATATTAACCGCAAGTTCACCGAGACTGTCAGCAGCTACATCGCACAGGGCTATATCATCAACACCGCTTCGATGTCCGGCAGTCAGGGCGAGATCGCTCACATCGACCTGACCGACGGTAAGCAGATTGTCCGCGTTCTGCTGGACAGCTTCACCGAATGGGAAGATTACAACCAGCTGGAAGGTCTGAAGCTCGTGGTCGGCATCGCCGCTGACAACGTCAAGCCCAACGATAACCAGCGCGGCGATGTCATCTGGAACACCCGGTTGGATGTCATCTCTTGCGAGAAGTTCTACAAGCTGAGCAGCAACCACGACGATTCCGTGTTCTACGGAACGCGAGAGGAGGCCACCGCAGCCGATGAAAAGCGCTTCGAGCGCTACTGCCGCCGTGACTGCCGCATCAAGAAGCACCTTCCCGAAAAGGCTTCTCCGCTGGTCAAGGAATTCGTTCGCCGGAAGTTCGGCCTGAAGCGTGTCGTGGTGAGCAACATCCAGATCACCAAGCAGAGCGGCGTGTATACCGTCACCTACAACCAGCACAGCGCACAGCTGCACTAAGGAGGGATGGAAAATGATGAACCCGAATCAAGCGATTGCATATGGTCAGCAGATTGGCGTAAAGTTCTATGTTCGCAATTCCAATGGTGGCCTCATGGGTGGCACCAAAACCCGCAAGCAGGCTGAGGCCATGAAGAAGGATTTCGAGGTGCGCTATAAGAACGACGCTTTTAATAAAGATTTGAAGTTCTACATCGAGGAGGTTTAAGCAATGAAACTCAACGGCATCAAAATTAGCGAACGGCTTCTTGAGGGAGCGTTGATCAATATGCTTCAGGTCGGAAGAAATGCTGGAGCGTGGGCAGGAACTCGTTATCGGTACGATGTCAGCCAGAACTACAAGACCGACGATGAGTATGTTGATGAGGATGACTTCAAACTCCGAATTACGAAGCTTGCTTATCCGCATTACATCGTCGCCGAAGCGGAATTTAGCAAGGAGAGTGAAGTTTACCAGAGGGCGCTTGCACGAAAGGCTGCACTCGATATGCGGAAGGAGGAGCAGCAGCCGTGAAATTCTACCACGCAACGACAAGCACAGCGGCAGAAAGCATTCGGAAGGATGGCGTCATAAAGGCGGGTGCCATGGGTGATGTTTTTCTCTGCCGGAATCCGCTGGATGCTTGCAAGTTTCTTATTCTCCGCGGGACACCGGTTATCTACGTTGTCGAAGTTGATTTAAGGCGCAGCGAGGTGATCGAAAGCTACGACCATGCAGAGAGTTTTTTCAAATGCAAGGCATATATACATCATGGCGATATTCCCTTGCACGGATTGACACCTGTTCGCGCCTATGATTTTCATAAACTGTTGGAGGATGAAGAATGACGGACGAAAAGATTATTGAAAAGCTGGTCGATGACCAGCAGCACGGCTGGCCGCTGTGCCCCCGCTGCGGAGAGAGGATGCCGGACAAACTGACCCATGGGGCACTGAGCCGCCATGCCAAGGGTGTGTACATCTGCGAGGCCTGCGGCACCGACGAAGCCCTCCGGGACTGGAGCGGCAACATCAAACCTTTGCGCGACTGGGTGCTGGTTCGCGTATACAATGGAGATCTTCGGAGGTAATCGATATGGAAGAAATGCTCCTGTCACTGAATGGACCGTGGTCAAACGCAGCCTGCATCGGCTACTGTGTCATGGCGATGCGCAACGCCGGTTTGAGTGAGAAAACACAGCGCAAAGTCCTTGATGAACTGACCCGGTGTTTCGACGACGTGAGTGTTGAAGACGCTGCACAGATGAAGTTCTAACAAACAAAAAATCCCCCTACACTGGCCCGAAGGTCAATGCAGGGGGATTTTTGCGCGCTACCGAGGTAGCCAAATATAAAATCAAGAGTGGACCATGCCGGGCCGCTCTCTACAAAAGCCGAAGCTTTTCAAGTGCCTCTATTTTACACGGCACTCATGCAGCAGTCAAGACTTTTTGCCCAGTGCTGCGGTCATAACATCAAAGGCGTGTTCGATGACAGCATCCAGCACCTCGTCGGTGATGGCCCAGCGGATAGCCGCCGGGCACTTGGCGCGGAGAGCGGCGAACACCTGCTTCTTCTTTTTGGCACCCTGCCCGCTGCCCATGATGGACAGTTCGGCCTTGTTGACGAGCTCAAGCGCCAGATCCTTGACGGTGGCCTTGTAGCCCAACCGGATGCCACCGACCGCCAGCGAAACAAAGCCCACCAGCATCAGGGCAAAAGCGATGGGCGCGGGAATAAAACTAAGCATAGCTTCCATGATATTTCTCCTTTATGTTCATCAGCGCCCCGGAGATGCCCCTCTGGGGCGCTTTGTGTCGTTTATGATAGTGGGATAGGTCAGATGTACTTATCGGCCCCGGAAATAGCTTTCCAGCTCGCTGGGCCGCAGATGCCGTCCGGGGTCAGCTTGTGTGCTGCCTGCGCCTTGAGCAGCGCGTTTTCCGTGGCCTTGCCAAACAGGCCGTCCGGGGTCAGGCCGAGCAGCCGCTGAAGGAACTTCGTTGCGACACGGTTCGCATCGCCGGTACAGCCGCGCCTAATGGTCGGCAGAATGAATTTCAGGTAGGTGGTGGACGGATAGTGCTTCGCAGCATCGCAGAGCCACGTTGCTTTCGCCGCCCGCGTGTCGGCGTGGCAGAACGCATTGCCCGCGTACCAGTAGATACCAACACCGCCGAAGCCAACGGCCTGCGCGATGATGCCCAGCGCCACCGGGTTCAGGCTGCGGTCTTTCAGCCGCCAGTCTGCGGCCATGCCGTACCGGTGACGGCTGTTCGTGCCGCCTCCGGCCTGCTGGTTGCGCGTCAGGCAGCGGTAGCCGCTAGTAATCTTGATGGGCTTGCCCAGCTTGTCCCGGACGATCTGGAGCTTCGCGGCCAGTTCCGGGTCTACCATCTGGGTGCTGCACCCGCAGGGGCAATCAAACTCGGACCGGGCAAAATTCTTGGTCAGCGCGGTTCCGTCCCCGCGCTTGTATGTGATAACGCTCATGTTTTCCCTCCTCAGAAACCCATCTGGGTAAAGACGAAGCCAACGAAGATTCCGATGATTGCTGTAACGACATAGCCGACCGCTTTTCGCCACATTTCGCCATCGCGGCTTTCCAAGGTTTCCAGTCTTTCGCCCTGTTTTTCCTGTTCTTTGACCATGCTCTGCATGCTCATGGCCAATTTTTCAACGGATGTGGACAAGGCCCCCATCTTGCTCACGCTTTCTTCCAGCAAAGCAATTCGCCTGTCCTGTCGGGAATTTTCTTCTTTGAGCCTTTGCTTGAACTCTTCATGCTCGGCTCGCGTGATAGGATCTTCCATTCGATGCTCCTTTCCTGACTGTTTGTAAAATAAAAGGCGGCTGCGTATCTTCACGCAGTCGCCTTTCCTGTTGTCTCCCTGCTTAGTCCTCAGTGATAAGGTCTTCACAGCCGGAATCAATAAGCAGCTCCCGAACCTTGCTCTTCAGCTTGGCAGGAACCTCAGCAAAAGTCTTTTTGCCGAACATAATCTGCTGCGCCCACAGCATAGCCATCATGAGTACGCCCTCCTTTCCGAATAAAATTTTGCAAAGAAAATGAGCGATGAAGTCTGGCACATCAACCATAGACTTCTTCGCTCATCTCTAATACGCAGTCGGTCAACATCTGTACCTGTTTCTGCAACCCTGCACAGGTCTCGACCAGCTGCTTCATATCTACAACGGTGGGCTTCTGCTGCCCGCCGCTGTCGCCGGTGTTATCTTCGCCGGGGCCGGTATCGCCGCTTCCGTCCTCGCCGGTGTCGGGTTCCGGGTTCTTTACCGTCCCGCCAGCGTCTAACTTTTCCAGCAGCTCTTTGTATTCGGTCTCGCCGATTTCCTCACACTCGATGTCACCATCGTACACGGCCCCTTCAGGCGGCTCATTCAGCCACGCGGCGTGATAGTACGCGCTGCAATCCCTCGGACAGACGAACTGCGCCTTTTCCGGGCTGCAAATCATCATCACGCCGTGCCGGGGCTGCCAGCGCAAAAACACATCGTTGACATCCAGCACCTTGCCATCTGCAAGGATTTTGTAAAAGCTCATGCGAACACTCCTTTCATTCGATATCCATGGAACAGACGCCAGTACAGCGACAGCATCCGCTTTCTGGTGTGGTATGCGTCTGCGTGGAAGGAATTGCCAAACCACGCAGAAAAAGACGCGAAAGCATCGTCCAGCCGCATGACGCCGCGCTGAACCATCCTTGCGAACTTCTTCAGCTTGCGCCTCATGCGGACGATTCCGGCCCTCGCAAGGTTCTTTACCAGATGGCCGGTCTCGGTCACCTTGTACTGAATCTGCAAGAACTTCATCCCCTTGGATGCTTTCGTTATGGCCGTTTTCTTCGCATTCATGGAGAGGCCGACCTCGGCCGCTTCGCCCTGAATTGCCCGCTCGACCCCTTTCAAATCGACCTTTGACGGCCCGGCTGCAAGGGTATCGTCCATATAACGCTCATAGGCCCGGATTCCCATCTTGTCCTTCACGGTATGGTCAATCCGGTTCGGGATGACCAGCGCCATGGTCTGGGATTCTTGGCTGCCTAGCGTCAGACCGATGCCCTTATGCTGCCGAAGCTGCTGCGCCCGCGCTGCACGTTCCGCTTCGTCTGCAATCTCACCAAGCTCGCTCTCTTGATACATCCGGGCGATCTTCATGCCCAGACCTTGCAACATCCGGTCGAGCCGAATCTCCCGGAAGTGGGTCAGGCAGTCGCAATGCCGGAGATGGTCGAAGAATTTTGTGAAATCGCCAGTCATGATGTAGAAGTTGTCGCCGTGCTTTGTGGCCAGTTCCTTCAGGAACATTTCCAGCCGGTTCCGGGCATCGGTAATGCCTTTGCCCTTCACGCTGGCGGGGTTGTCTCTTATCAGGGTGCGTTCCGTCAGCGGCACAAGGCAGCTATCGCAATAGCAGCCCTGCACCACACGGCAATCAATCATGACCGCATGGATTTCGCGCAGTTTCCCGCGCTCGTGCAGCATGATTCTGCGGATGGTTGCATCCACATTCAGCTTTCCTTCCAGCAGCGAATCCTTCAGCCGTTTCAGCTTCAAGATCGCATGAAAAATGAAGCGCTGTACATTGCCTTTCCATTCCACGCCCTTCCGGCGCTTCTGCAAAGACTTCATGAGATTTTGAATAGTGAAAACGCTGCGGAAGTTCCCCAGCGCTGTCACGTCCTGCAATCGCCGTTCACGGCTTTTCACTTTGTCCAGCGCCCAGATGCGCATCTCCGCATAGGGAGTGCGCGGCTCCAGCGCGGTTTCTATCTGCTCCCACACGGGTTTTCCATGCCAGTAGCAGCGGCGGGCGGCATCATTGGCGGCTTTGGTCAGCAATCCCAGATCGATGCTGCCACTTTCCCGCCACGAGCCCCTCGCCCGCGCTTCTCGTTTTGCGGCCTTCCGAGCTTTACTCCGCTCTATCCTGGCCTGTATTTGCTGCCGATTGTTCAAAGAATCTACGCCCTTCCTGCTACTTATAGTGTGCGCTCTAATCAGGTTTGCAAACCGGTGATGAAACGGGGTATGCACAGGCCCCGCCATGAAAGAATCGTCCCGCCGGTCTGCTCAGGGACACCGATACGGTGCGCCAGCCTTATATCAGGCCAGCCATCAATTTACCGCCTTTACAGACGGATGGTTGCACATTCCTTCTTAACTCTCTGGGTATTTTCACCTTTATGCACGGTTACTACTAAGCTAAGAATCCGGGGCAGAACGCCGTTGTTGTTCGTTGCGTTGTTGTTGTTGCCCGCCCAGCCGGTGTTGTTCACATTGTTGAAGTTTGTAGAGTTGGACACCGAAGCATCGCGAAGCCAATACCACCGGCAAAGCCTAAAACAATATGCCACCATTGAAATCATCATTTCAACTTTCCGAAGCGTTTCCTATCGGAACTTCGCAGGCCGGAAAGCAATTTGATGCATTCATTGATTTGCCCTGCCCACTCGTCCATCGTATTTTCGCTGTAACACATGACGTTCCACAGCGCATACAATGGCCGCTGCAATCCGTTCAGGTTGTCGATTGCTCGTTTGAGGTACTTATCCCGCACCTCATACTGCTTTCGCGTCGTGGGGAAAATGTCGTTGCCCTGCAAGGTGCAGAACAACGCATCATCTACGAATTGTAAAATCTGGTCGGACAGGTGGTCCTTATATTCCAAAGGTACAGAGCAAATTTTGGAGTAGGTGTATTTGTGCAGCTCTCGCATTTTATTCAAGAATATTCGGTCATCTGAATATTTCAGGTCAAACGTCTTTATCATGGGAACCTCTCTGTTATCCTCAAAGTGTGCAGCGCCATGGAGCAGGGCAATCTCCTTGTTTACAAGGTCCGCCCACTCCCGGATGCCGCCCTCCTTAGAATCAAATAGGCTCCAGTACACGACAAGAGGCTTTTGAAGCACCGTCAGACACCGAATGGAGCGCTCAAAGAGCTTTCGCCGGTCTGTTCGACCGGCCTCCGTCCTGCTGTCGGCCTCATTCGCCATGATGGCCGCGTGGTATGCGCTTGTGGTCAGCTCCATCAGCCGGGGCCGGACAAATTTCTTGTACCGGGCCGGGATGCGGTCTGCCCGCTGCGTGGTCAGTACGACCAGCCGTGCGCAGTTCATTTCAAACTCCGTTGCAGCCTGCCTGCGGTTTCGTGCGAGAACCGACACATTATCACCTCCTCCGCAATAAAATATCACAAAATCTGGAAAATTGGAACTAATTTTTGAAAATTTGCCGCGGGGCGGCTACGCCGCCCTCGGTTTTTTCCAGGGGAGCGTTTCTCGTCTGGTCGGACTTGCGCCGACCAGATTTTACCAGATTTTACAGATGAAGCCGGGGCAGAACGCCGTAGCCGTTCGGCGCGTAGTTGTAGTTGCCCGCCCAGCCGGTGGCGTTCACATTGTAGAAGGTAGTAGAGTAGGACACCGAAGCATCGCGAAGCCAATACCACCGCGCCCTGACCCATGCGTGCCCATTCCAGAGATATCCCACGTTACTGTCGGCAGAACAAATCCATACATCCCCCTTTTTGGGGTTCTTGGGCGCGGTGCTAGATACCGTATAGGTCGGGTTCTCGCTCAGTGTGTAGCCAGCAAATTTGATTCGCGTCCGGTCAGACGTGAACCACTTGATTTGCTCGCCGCAGTACACGAACGGCTCCGAGTTGTTGCCATTCATTTCCCGGACAGACGGCAGATAAACCTTATCCTCAGATTCCAGAATGCCAGCAGTACCCGCGCCGTAATCCACGGACGAGATGTGCACGGACACCAGCATCCGGCTCAGAGCCGCGGGCAGTCCGGTCAGATAGCGATTCTGAAGCCACTGCCGCATCTCGGAAGCGGGCCAGCCGCCCTCATTGCTGTTGGTGGGATTCATGCGGTGGTAGCCGTTCAGCAGACCGGCATGGATAAGGTCAATGGAGGTCGTGCCGCCGTTGGTCTTGGTTGCACCGCCAGTGCCAACAACTTCCAGATAGCTTTCCTCGCGCGGCCATGCGGCCATCTTCATGCACTCGGTTTCGCCGAGGTCTTCCCGCCAGAGCTTGCAGCGGTACAGGAATCCGGTCGCAAAGTTCTTGCCGTCATTGTCGCAGCCCAGCATCAGGGTCGCGTCAGATTTGGTGTCGATGGTCTTAATCAGCTCGCGGCTGATAATCTCATCGCCGTTCGGGTTGGAGAAGTAGACGTTCAGGTTCCGGCTGCCCTTGACGTGACGCAGCACGACCAGCTCACGGAACTGGTCTGCGACATACTGTGTGCCGATGCCGGAGATGGTAGACAGGCCAGTGCCGCGAGAGTTGTTCGCGGTGTTCGTACCCCACTGGACAGCCGTGCCGCTGCTGTACTTGACCTTGAAGCCGTGGTAGCCGGTCTTGGTGAAGCAGGCAGCCACACAAGCCTCAGAGGTCGGCTGGTCGAACACACAGTCCACAACCAGCGTCCAGCCTGCGTCAACGTCCATGATCTTCACGCCGGTATCCTTGGAGGTGGAGCCGGTCAGCTCCATGTTCTCGGCCAGCAGCACAGATTCCACGTTGTCGAACTGCGGCTCATAGCCCATGGTGAACGGAATGCGGGTCTTGATTTCTTCCTCGGTGAAGTAGAGCGAGGCGCGGCCAGACTGCCGGATGCCGTACAGCTGCGCCAGATTCAGGTTCGACAGGTCATCGCCGAGGTTGGGCAACGTGCCGCGAATCCAACGCGCATAGACATCCATATTCTCCTTGACATGGGCCGTGCTCTTGTCCCAGCCGTCAAAAAGGTGGTAGACGAAGCTCGATTCCTCGTCCGTGCGCTCCGGGTCAGCGGGCGGTACGGCCTCGGTGTCGTAGTCAACGGTCTTGCTGCCGACTACAACGCCCGCCTGCGCATACCAGCGCACCGTGTACTTCTGCGGGACGCTGGTATAGGTTGCCTTGACGGTCAGGTTGCTCAACACCTGCGTCAGCGGAGAATCCCAGCCGCCATAGGTGAAAACCTCGGCCTGCGTGGAAGCCTTGGTCGGCGTGTCCATCAGACCGGCCCTGATGGGGTCTGCACAGTCCGCGCCGCGGTCCACAAGGAACTCTGCCGGGCTGCCGTCTTTCAGCGTAAGAGCCGTGCCATCATAGTTGCAGAAAGTTACCTTATACTGCTGCACCGTACCGCCGTAGGTAACGGCCAGATCGGGCCATGCTGCTGCATAGCTCTCGACTTCTGCCTGCCGGATGACCGAGGTGTAGACCTTACCGGACAGAGCAGACTGCCCGATTTCAAGGCCGTTTTCATCGTAGCCGCCCATAGACAGCAGACGGTTCAGGATTTCCGTTCCGGTGAGCTGCCAGTCGATGCCTGCGAGGCGCACCGTGTACAGCTTGGATGCAGCATTCACGATGTCATACGCTGCCGGGAACGGCGTGTTTTCATGCCGCAGACCGGTCAGGTTCGCGTAGTTGTCGGCCACATCGAACTTCTTGATGTTCTGCATATTGCGCAGCGTCAGGCTGACCGGGCTTTCCAGATAGCATTCTTCCAGAGCGCTGCCAGCAGCGAAGTTGACAGCGGAGACCGGTGTACCCTTGAAGCTGGCCACCTTCAGCGCAACGCAGCCGGACACATCGACCGGAGCATTCAGGTTCGGGCAATGGTCGATGCGCAGTTCTTCCAGCACGGCCAGCGCGGAGAAGTCCAGCTTGATTGTGCTGGTCAGGTTGACGTTGGAATAGCCGGAATCATCGCTGCCTATGACGATAGAACGCAGCTTGGTGGCTGCGGAGAAATCGGCCTGATTGGTGTACACGCTGGCGATGCCCTCCACGGCTTCCAGCATGGATGCCGAATAGATGTAGATTTCGGTATCGTTCAGCGCCGTGTCCTTGCTCATGCTCAGCGTCACCGGCTCGCCGCGCTTGCAACGCTGCTGCTTCAGGATGGAGCCGAACAGGATAGACGCATACAGGTCGGAATACGGTGTGATTGTGATCGCGGCAATCTCGCCGGTCGGGCTTGCGAAGCCACGCAGGGTGATTTTGTCGTTCCGGGCAACAGCCGTGTTCCACTTGGACGCGAAATAGATGCTGTTGTATTTGAGGAAGTAGTGCCGCTGGAGCCGTTTGTTACCGTTCATCATGGGGATGAACATGGTAATGGCCGTGCCGCCCTCCTTCAAATCCTCATAGGGCCGGATATACTTGCGCCGTGCATCTGCAACGAGCAGGCGTTCCGGGCGAAGGGACTGATAAGCGTCAAACGCCACATTCAGGCGGTCAGCATCGAACAGCTCCGTCAGGGTCGCAACCATCGTGTTCAGGCGGTCGGTCAGCAGATCGCGCACGTTGACCCACAGGACAGAATCCTGCGCGTTGAACACGTTGCCGCCGTTGAGCTGGTCGGTGTCCTCCATGCCGTAGTCCAGCGCCAGATCGCCCTCGTTGTTGTTGCCCATGGCCGTGTCGAAGTCGTAGCCGAAGCAGTAGTCCCAGATGGGGTGTTCTGCCGTTACGTCCTCACAGTGCGGAAAGGTGTTCTTTGCGCGGTTGTCCGGCATGGTGAAGAACGAGGTGAACAGGTAGTGATACAGGGTGGACTTGCTCTCAAAGTGCAGGTCGAACTCGTTCACGAACTTGGCTGCGCGGTATTCTGCCGTGTCGTTGGTGTAGGTCGTGCTGCCGTAGGTCACAGGGCTGCCCAGCGCTTCGCCGGTCGCTGCTGTGCGGTCGGTCGAATAGACCCACTTCACCACATCGCTCCATGCGTTGCGGGCCACAGCCTCATCACAGGTGTCCGCGATGTAGCGGAAGGACAGGGGAGCGTTCGGGTTGTCATCACTTTCCCAGCTGGAAGCGTCTGCCGCGCCCTCGTAGCCCTTGAAGCGGTTGTAGACATGGGTATTGTTGCACAGCTCCACAATGCACTCATTCGGGCGCGTTGTGCTGTCAAGCCCCTGCGCCTTTTTGTCCTTCTTGGAGTTGCCGAAATCGCCCACGCCGTAGAAAATCCACTGACCCTGTGTGAACCCTTCCTCGGCGCTTTCGTTGTACACGAACACGACACACGGATGGAACTCCATCGTGTCGCGCACCTTGGGATTCGCAGACCGGGCGGCGCGGATGTACGGCTGGTACTTGTTGAACAGCTCGGCCAGCATAGCATTGTTCATGTTCTCGCTCGATGCAATGTTCAACTTGAGGTTGAAGTAGGTTTCGCCCACACTGTTCTCGGTCATGTCGTAGGTGTCGGCCTCCATGACCACGCCGTTTTCGGTGTAGACGAACTTGCCCTTGCAGTCGAAGTCCATGTTGCGACCCGCCTTGCCGTAGGCGTTGGAGGACGTGCCCTGCCCACGGTGGACAACGCTCTCGTTCTTCCAACAGTCCTTTGCGCGAGCGCCATACAGGAGGTGTTCCACGCTGCTGCCGGACACCTTGTCGTTCTTGTCGGTAGTGAAGCGCGGGACGCGCAGCTTGATGACGCGCAGGCCGGGGCGAGACTTTGCCAGATTGTCGATGTAGGCTTCATCAATGGACGATGCGTTCCAGTCGGTGATGATGTTACCAGCACCATCGTCCACAGAATTGCGTTCATACCGAGCTATCATCTCGTCCGGGTCGGGTGCGTCCGCAATGAAGTTGTCCATCATGTCGGCATCGCCGAGGCTGATATCGTAGAACTTGCAGCGGTACAACCACACATCACAATCCGGGCTGCCGATGGTCAGCGGGACCGGGTTGCGCTGGGCTAGACGGTCGCTCTCCGAGTAGGTAGCGAACCGGGACGGAATGCCCTGAAGGTTCAAGAACAGCTCACTGTTCTTGCTGCGGCTTGTGATGTTGTAGACCAGCTCCGTGCGCTCGCCCTCGCAAACAAACTGGCTGATGCCGGTCTGCTCCGTGGACAGGGTCACTTCCTTGGCGTTTGCATCCAGACCGATGCCGTCCGAAAGGCACTGTGCGACCACAGCGTCAAACTCGCGCACGTTCTTGGCTGTGTAAATCATCTTGAAGGATGCGCCATAGGCCTGAAGGTTGGTCGAGCCGAACAGATTGTAGTTGATGGTCGCAGTATGACCGGCGCGGATGACAAAAGCCGTGTTGCCGTCACTGTCCTGCTGATAGCCGCCGTTCGTCCAGTCGAAGCCTTTGTCCACAGTCAGGGAAACGCCGTTAGAAACCCATGTATCGCGGTCTGCTGCGGAGTTGGAACGGCCTGCCGGGTCGAAGTCGAACACGGCCTCCACGTTGGCCGGATGGATGTCGTAGCCCAGCGCTGTTGCTGTGTAGGTGATGGTCACAGACGTTTCGCCACAGGTCAGCTTCAGGGTGTGCTCACCCTCGGTGCGCGGCTTGTACGCCCACGACTGCAAGCTGCGGCCCACCGTCAGGGCCGTTTCCACGCCGTCAATGGACTGCTTCACGCTGGCCTGCTCGGTGCGGGGGTCATAGACCATATACTGGATAGCAGCGGTCATATACACGCGGCCAGAGGGCTTTTTGTCCTTGACCGTGATGATAGGCACGTTGCTTGCAGCGTCCACGACCGCGATGCAGAAGTGCACGGTCGGGCTTGTGATGGTGCTGCCGCTGGCCGTGGTGGTCGTGTAGATGTCGATATCGTGAGCGCCGTGCTCGCTGATGGTCAGGCTCTGCACCAGCTGACGGCCAGAATAGGTCGTGGTAGCCTCTGCTGCCTGTTTGCCGTCAACGAGGAAGTGCGTGGTCTTGTTCATGCCGGAGCCAACCGGGGTGTAGCTGATGCGGAACGCGGTTCCAACCGTGTACAGCGTAGATTCCGACAGCGTAGCGGACACAGAAACGGTCAGGACAGAAACTGTCCATGTCTTGGAGCCAGTCGCGCCGTTTTCGTCCGTGACCACAACGCGGATTTTGTTGTCACCGGCAACCAGCCATTCGGTCGGGTTGAAGGTGATTTTCACGCTCTGCACGATGTTGGCCGTTGCCACCTGAACGCCGTTGACATAGTAGGCAGCAGCGCCGCCGAAGTCCGGGTCAGTATCGGTGAAGGTGTAAGACAGCTCGGTTGTCTGCCCCTGCGCAATTGCGAAGGACAGCGCCTTTTCGCCGTTGACGTAGGTTTCGTTCGTCAGGGTAACGCCGGAAGAGCCACCGGAGCCGCCACCACCGCCGCCCGGAATATAGACCGGGTCGATAACGTCCTTCTCGTTCTCATCGTACAGGTGCAGATAGTGGGTTTCCGTGTCGTAGACCATCGAGCTGAACGCCAGCCCGCCAGAAGCCTTGATGGGCAGCGTGATGGTCCCGCCGTTGGTGTAGGTAATCTTCAGGCCATCGTCCACGGACTGAACGTCCTGAACAACACCATTCTCGATGATTTCCTGAAACTGGGTCAGCGTTTCCGCTGCTGCCGTTGCCTGAAGCTCTGCGGTCTTTGCAGATGCAGCAGACTTCGAGGCGGCCTCGGTCGCGGTCTTGATGTTTTCAGCAGCTTCTGCAGCATCAGAAGATGCCTGTTCCGCTGCCGCCTTTGCCTCTCCGGCAGTCTTTTTCGCTTCTCCCGCCGTGGTGGTTGCGGTGTTTGCTGCTGTGACGGCATCTTTGGAAGATGCTGCCGCATTGGATGCGGATGCCTGCGCAGCAGATGCAGACGATGCCGCAGCGGTTGCAGATTCGCCCGCCTTTACTGCTGCCGTGCTGGCCTCGGATGCTGCGGTCTGAGCTGTGGACACCATGCTTTCAGTGTTGCTTGCCGACTTTTGAGCCGCCGCTGCATCCTGCACAGCCTGATTTGCAGAAGTGACCGCTGTGGCTGCTTTACTCTCAGCAGATGCAGCCCGCTGCTCGATGTTGCCAACGGATTCGGCCACCTGCTGCGCGGTGTTTTTAGCCTCCTGCGCTGCGGCCTCTGCGCGGTCGGCATCGCCCTGCACAGCATCCTTCAGGGTCTTGACCTTGATGTTGTATGTTTTGCCGTCCGATGCGATAAGCAGCAGGTCATCGTCCAGAGCGTCAGCCGCCGTGGCGAAGTCCTGAATGCGTTTTTCAGACATTAGATTCCCTCCTTTTAGGTTTCAGTTCCGTTGTTCGGCTCTTTGGGTGTGTCGGACATTGCTTTCAGGAGTGTCAGGATATTGTCCAGCGTCCCTTGTGCAGCCGTCAGCTTTTCATCCATCGCGGACAGCGTGGTGGTGTGCTCGTCTACCGCCGTGTGAACCTCGGCCAGCTCTGTGGACTGAGCAGCAGCGGTCTTTTTCAGAGCCGTCACATCGGTCTGCACGGCTGCCAGAGACTTCTTCACATCGGACAGCGTAGTGTCCACCGTGGCCAGCGCTGCGGCGTTCTTGTCCACAGCAGACCGGATGCCCGCTGCCGCCGTCTTGATGTCGGAAAGTGCGGTCTGCACAGCAGCCAGCGTTTCCTTGATATTGGCCGAAGAGGTTTCCAAACCGTCCAGCGTGGTGCGCTGCTCTGTGAGAGATGCCTGCACATCCTTGACGGACTGTAAGAGCTGCGGCAGGGTGACGGCATCTGTGCCCTCTCCACCTTCCATGGATTTCAGTTCATCAGCCAAATTTTTCAGCTCCTTTGCCAGTTCATCAGCCTGTTCTATCAGGACAGCTTTCGTGATGCAGTACTTCTCTTTTTCGTCATCGAAAAAGATGCAGTCCTCCATGCGCCCGGTCTCCGTGTCCCGTGCCCGCATGGCAATGTATTCGTCCGAATATTGTACCTCAGCGCGGGAGACCGGTGTACTGTGAGCCTCCGTCATGGCCTTTGCAGCGCTGCCGGTCTTAGTGACAACCAGACCGGCATCTGCCGACATCGCAACGCCGCCATAGTCGGCGCTCATTTCCAAAAAGACCTTGTCCCGGTTCTTGTCGCGCTGGGTTAAATACGGATACTGCCGGGTCGCCTCGGTGTTGGTCGGTGCACTGATGGTGTTAGCGTAGCCGATATCGAAGGTCGCGTCCATGGAATAGATGGAGCTGTGAACTTGGTCGCCGATTTTGACCTGATCTCCCAGCTCGGCGGCTGGGTCGAAAAGGGCATCTGTCGCCGTAAAAGGCTCATACTCAATGCCGTTCAACATGGAATAGAGGTCGTTGCAGATACCTTGACAGGAATAGGGGCAGTTATCCACCGCAATTTCAAATCCGGTGTCATCGCCCTTGGAAAAAGAATTTCCTTCCTCGTCCGTCATGGTGACCTTGGACACCTTGAGCCGCCTGCCGGTCGCGACTTTGCCGCGCACCATGGGAACATGAACGATGCCTTGCGCAGCTTCAACTGCGCCGGTCTGGTCGTAGACCAGCGTAAAGCCGTCTGCCGTGACGATGCGGTTGAACTCATGGTCAACGACCGGATAGATTTTTTGGGTCAGGGAACCGACACTGCTGCCGGTCTCTGGGGTCTGGGGTTCTCCGTTGCCACTGGACAGCTCCCACGCCAGCGCATAGCCGTCACCGGTAATGATGTCGTTATAGTATTCATCCACGATACGGTAGGTTTCCGTGGGCGGTGCGGTCAACGTCACCAGCCGCAGCATTCCATCGTCCGTGATGGTCCAGTTGCCGCCGTTGCACGCGCCTATCCATCCTAAGATCTGCTGCATGGTGTAGCCTTTCGGGAAAGGAACCATGTAGTTCAGCCCTCGGTTAATGCGGGTGCGCGGGTCAATCGGCACACCGATGCGGTATGCGATTTCCTGCACGACAACGGCCATGGACTTTGGCCAGTCGCTTTCACTGTCGCTATCGTCCACCATTGCCTGCGATGTCTTGAGCATCGCGTCATAGCAGGACAGCGAGTATATGTTCTCCTCCTTGTTGCAGGTGTCCACCATGAACTCGCCGAATTGTAGCGTTTCCGTGTGCTTTGTAACGTCCAAATCGGTGAGCCGGGCGATGATGCGCACGGAAGCTCCGTCTGGTATGCTCTCCCCATCGTCCAGAAGAACGTCCAGTTTCAGGGAGGCTGCATTGCAGTTGCCGATACTAAACGGTTCGGTCGCCAGACTGTGACTGATTTGCGGTGCGGAGATTTTATAGTATTCTTTTCCAGCTATGACGGCGCGGGAATCCAGATTGAACCGCCCGCGAGCCGCCAGCTCCGTCCACAGCTTTGTTCTCTGTCTCGTAGAATCACCTCCTTACTGCTCGGTCATGTTGAACGCCATGCCGACATAGTAGGTTTTCTTCGTGGCCTTGTCGTACCGCTGCGCACCGAAGGGCCGGTTCGCGCAGTAGTAGGTCTTGGTCAGATATCGCCCTGCATCCGGGTCCAGCAATGTGGCGCTGAAGAATGTCTGGCTCAGGTCTTTCGACAGCTGGGCAGCGACTTCCTCCGGGATATCCATCAGCGTGACGGACCATTTCATCTTGTGGCCCAGCTTGTTTCTGACCATGACCGCGTCCAGCGTGTTTCTTCCAGACTTGCTGGAATCCACATCGCTGTCCGTGGGGGTAAGGCCACCCTCTGCTACCCACTGGGTATAGTCATGATTTCCGATTTTAAGAATCGGTTTCATAGGGTTCTTGCCTCCTTATACTTCCGTAGGGGTCAGCAGCGGAGAGGTGCCGAACATCCTGGTCTTGCGGTTGATGTAGTCCACAGTATGCTGCGACAGGCTGTCAGCGTCCACGCTTACCTCCACGCCGCTGTACTGCTCGACCGCTGCGCAGATGCTGTTCGTAGCACTGCCAATGGCCTGCACGATGGTGCGGGTCGTTTCCTCGTTGGAGGCGTGGATTTCCTCCACAATGTTCCCAGAGCCGCCGCCAGCGCTGCCGCTGACACCATACGGCGTGACCATGCCGGTCGCAACCGCAGGAATGAAGAAGTTCGCGCTCTGCGTGATTTCCGTCAGACGGTCAAGCAGGCTTGTAAAGCTGTCTGCCACCTTGTCGGAAAACCGGGTCAGAACATCATCCAGACCGTCCACGATATCGACCTTGCCCGAAACTTCGGACAGCAGCGGCATACCGCTGCCAGCGATCGCGCCGTTGGCCTCTGCTGCGCCGTCCTTCACAGTGTCAACCAGATTGCCCATCTGGTCCTCTGCACTGGACAGCAGGGCAGGCATGGCGTCCTTCATGCCCTCGTCAATACCGGCAGGCAGATACTCACCGATTTCACTTGCCATAAGCTTAGACGGCGAGTGGATGCCGAAGAAATTCTTGAAGCCGTTGACGATGTTGTTGCCAACGTTCTTGATGCCATTCCACAGGCCGGTTGCAGCATTCTTGATGCCGGTTCCGATGCCCTGAATGATGTTCTTGCCAGTCTCTACTGCCTTGCTGGTCACGTTCTTCACGCCATTGAAGATGCCGTTTATCACATCACCGATGGCTTTCAGCGCGCCGCAAATCACGTCAATAACCGGCTTCAGAATGCCACAAACGAGGTCGACGATCTTGGCAATGACACCGAAAATCGCTCCCAGCACATCGCCAATCAGCTTGATTGCCGGAGCCAGTGCATCCACAACAGCACCCACGATTTCGGCCAGCACTGTGATGATACCGCCCAGTGCTTCCGCAATGACCTGAATGACCGGAGCCAGTGCATCTACGATGGCCGAAACGATACGGGCCACCGCGTCAAGGATAGTGCCGAACGCTTCAGCCAGTGCGTCAATTGCCGGGGACAGTGCATCCACAATGGTTTGCAGCAGATTCCCGATGGTTTCAAAGATTTTCGATACGACTTTCCAGATTGCCTCAAATGCCGGGGACAGTGCATCGCTGAGGGTGTTCCAGATTTTTTGCAGGCATTCCAGAATCGTGGAGATAATCTTGCCAATGCCGTTAATAAGCGGGGTCAGCAGCTTTGCGATATAGCCGATGATGGTTCCCAGCACCGTGATAACATCGCTCAGGAAATTGCCGATGATCGTAATGACCGGCGCAATCCAGTCGATGATTTTTGCGAGGATGCTGCCCACAAGCTCAAACAGCTGTGCGATCAGGCCTTGCAGCATGGTGAACACATTCTTCACCAGTTCCACGATGGGTGTCAGGGCTTTCTTGATGGCCGCCATGACCTTTTCAATCGCTTTCTTGATGCGGTTTACAGCGTTCAGAACGGAATCCCGGAACTGCTCGCTATACTTCCATGCACCCGCGATAGCCACAGCAATGAGGGCGATAACGCCCACGGCAATGAGCAGCTCCGCGTTGACACCTTGCAGAGCCACCAGAATCCCATCTTTCAGGGCACTGAAAATCTGGCCGCCGTTCGCCACGATGTATTTTATACCCTCAGCCATACCAGAGGCCAGACCGTAGATGATAGTCTTTCCCGCTTTGATAAGGCCGGGCAGACCTTCCTGCTCATAGGCTTTGTTCAGGTAGTCCAGAGAGGTGTTGATGAAGTCGGAAATGGACAGCCGCACATTCTTGTCCAGACTGTCGAAGAACAGGGTCGTGATGTTCTTGGCCAGCTCCAAAATATCGGAAGTGTCGATGTCCGACCAGTCGATACTGAACAGGTTCTTGATGGTGTTGTAGATTTTGCCCAGACCGGTGTCATCGTCAAAGGCATCTTCTATCTTTTCGAGGTTTTCCTTGATTTTTTCCAGCGTGGTCGGGGCGACCTCTGCAACAGCGTCCGTTGCAGCGTCAACGGCAGCGCCCGCCAGCTGTGCAGCAGCTTTCTTGACATCGTCCGTTGCACCCTCCATGCCGATAATAAGACCGGCAGCGATAAAGCCGCCCTGTTCGGCAAAGACACGCGAGGGCGAGTGGATGCCCAGCAGCGTTTTGAAGGTGTTGATGAGGGCGAGACCCACGTTGCTGATGGAGGTCTTAACTTCCTCGATTTTGGAGGAAATACCGTTGATGATGCCCGCCAGCGCGTTTTTGCCAGCGCTCGTGAACTTTTCCTTCAGGTCAGCGGCAAATGACACAGCTTTCTGAATCACGAGGTCGAGCTTTTCCTTGACCTTCTGCGGCATGGTTGCAAGCTGCGAGGCCGCGTTAGACACAGCGTCCGAAGCACCGCCTTTCAGCTTGGAAATAAGGTCGGTCGCGAAGGACTTTGCTTTGGCGATGGCGTTGTCGAATTTTTCTTTGGCCTTGCCTGCCAGATTGCTCAGCTGGGAGGCCGCATCGGTCACAGCGTCAGCAGCGCCGGACTTCATCCGGGAGGCGATATCCTTTGCGAAGTCCTTCACCTTGTCGATGGCCGCGTCCAGTTTCAGTTTCAGCTTAGAGGCAAGATCCCTGAACTCGTCAACAGCCTTGGTCACTGCGTCAGCCGCAGCATCCTTGACCTTGGACTTCAGGTCGCTGCCCCAGCTGACCACCTTATCCAGCGCATCATCCAGCTTGGCTTTCAGTTTGGACGGCAGTTCCTTGATGCCATCCAACAGGCCCGCGATAATGTAACCGCCGATTTCGGCCATCTTTTTGGACGGAGAATGAATCTCAAATGCGGCGCAGATACCGTCCCAGAACGGCTTGAAGATGTTATCGACAATCCATGCGCCAACGCCGAAGATAGCGTCCTTGATGCCGAGGAAGAAACCTGCAACAGCGTCGCCTCCGGCCTCCTGCGTTTTCTCTTTGAAGTAGTTGCCCACATCGGCCAGAGAACCGGACAGAATCTGAATGACCGCGTCAACGGATTCGCCGATAAGGCGGCCCAGCGCCTCCGTCAGCTCGTCCCAGCTCACGCCGGACACGGCCCGGATAAGCATTTCAACGAGGTCTTTTGCCACCTGATAGAAGTCGATGCCATCCATCAGATCGGCCAGCGAGTTGATAGCCTCCGTAAAAGCGTCGAAAAAGCTCTTGACTGCACCCTCCACATTGCCGTTGCGCAGCGCGTCGGACAGCTTGGCGGTGATAATCTCGCCAATCCGATGCCAGTTTTTGCTTTCCAGCCACTCTTGCAGCTCGTTGTAGAAGCCGGAAAAGCCGCTGGTGAACGCCTGAAGCACAGCTGTCCAGTCCAGCTCTTTCAGGAAACCACCGGCCACGTCCAGCGCCACAGTGAACTTCTTTGCCAGCAGCCGCCCGAAGATGTCCCAGTCAACCTCATTGATGATGCTGTTGACCGCCTCGGCCAGATGCTTGCCGATGTTCACCCAGTCCACCGTGTCCACGGTGTAGTAGAGGGTCTGAATCGCGGCGTTCATGCCCTTGCCGATTTTGGTTCCCCAGCCAGACCAATCCACGCTGTCTACCAGCTCATTGATCTTGCTGCCCAGCAGCTCGCCGAGACCCTTCCAATCAGCCTCTTTAAACGCCTTTTTCAGCTTGTCTGCAAAGTCCAGCACTGCGCTGTCGATGGGAACCTGCTCAAACATCTTGGAAGGGTCAACAGAGCCGTCATCCTTGGTGCTGTCGCTGCTGTTGTCATCCAGAATGTTCAGCTCGTCAAAGCTGGCCAGCGCGGCTTTCGCCTTTTTGGCCGATTGCGATGTTTTATCCAGCGACTTTGCATAATCTTCCTGAATCGTGGTCGCCTTGGTGTACGTCTTTGCGCCGGTCAGCGCAGCCGTCAGCATACCAATCTTGGAGACCGCATTAGAAATCAGGTTGATAAGCGTAACCAGCGCCGGAGCCGCTGCCCTAAGAATGGGGTCAAATGCGCTTGCGAAGCTGTTCTTCAGCCTCGTCAGCGCAGACATCAGGGACGATATGGCGGCGTTTGTCCGACCGGAATACCGGGCAAGATTCTTGTAGCCGTCCACCAGAGCGCTGCGCAGCTTGTTCATCAGGGTGAAAAGACTGCGAACGCCCAGACCGTACCGCAGCAGCGTCCCGATGCCAGAATTGAAGCTGGAATGAGTTTTCTTTGCACGGAGGGACAGCCGCAGCATAGCCGCAGCGCCCTTCCCCAGCATGGAAACCATGCCCTTCAGGCCGCCAACAACGGTCTTTCCTGCCATGCTGCCAAACCTTGCAAGCGCAGATGTGCCGCGTTCAACGCGATGCACCATGCTGTCGAGCTTTTCTTTCGTGGCATCGAGGGCATCGCTCATCTGCTGGTATTCTGCGGTATCAGCACCGGAGGTGAACGCGGTTCCGTCGCTCTCCATCTGGGCCGCTTCCGCTCTGTAATCTTCCAGCTTGTTTCTGGTCTGTTCGATGTTGTATTGCAGGTTCTTCCACTTCTGCGAGGATTTAGACACATCCAAATCCTCATACATGGTTTCTTTGTCAAGGAGCTTGCCAAGCTCCTTTTCGGCCTTGCCGATCTCCGTTTGGAGCCACTTGTAGTCATCGGTCGGAATCCGCATCCTGCCCAGCTGGCCCAGTTTTTCCTCCAACGCAGAAATCGTTTCCTGCATCGGCCCCACCTTGCCGTCAAAGGATTCTAAGGCGCTGGCGCTGCCCCGCATCGCCTTTTTCATGGTCGGTGCAAGGTTGTTTACCTTGGTTTGCAGGGAGCCGATAGCGCGTTGCATCTCTTTGCTGCCCTTGTCGAAACCTTGGGTTTGCAGTTCGGTATCAACGACAATAGAGCCGTCTGCCTGTCCTGCCATTTTGCCACCTCCTTAATCCAGCAGTTTGTTGAGCCGGTCAAGTTCATCCTGTTCTTCCTTGGACAGACGTTCCTTCAGAGTGCAGATGTCCTTGTTGGCGGCCCAGAACTCCCTTTCCCACTTTTCCAGCTTCTTGCCCTTGGCTTTCTTGGCCCGCAGCGTCATGACCTGTGAGAAGATGCCGTCATGGATCTCCATGAAATAGCCCATGAACGTCCACCAGTGCAGATGCGGGATGCTGCGCACCTCGCACCCGGCCACCCTGTTGACAGCAGGGAAAATCAGCGGCGCATCCTGCTCCCAGTCCATCGTCCGCACCGAGGGCCTGTTCTGGCCGCTGCCGGTGTGAACGCCGCAGTCCATGAACTCGACCGCCGCTTTATAGGCTGCGCTGTAATCATCCTGCGGCATCTGGTCGAAGTCCCGGTAGAGGATGAATAGGCAGATGTAGACCTTTTCCTCGTTTTCCAGCTCCGGGTCGTTGAACGCTTGCAGTATCTTCAGGATGTCCTGCATATCCGTGCGGATGGCGTAGCTCTTACCGTTGACATCCAGCCGGGTGGGAAGTTCGCCGATCACTGCTGCGGACCTCTGCGCCGCTTATTGCCGCCGTTCCGGTGCTTGCCGGTGCGGTAGCCGTGGGTGTACTTGTCCACGCGGCTCTGTGCGAGGTTCATTTCGTGGTCGAAGCGCTTTTCGATGTACGCGCCCACGGCCTCGATTGCCACCTCGCAGTAGAAGCGTCCACCAACGATAGAGAAGGGGTTCATCTTGCCGAAGAACGCCTCTGCGAAGTTGCCATCAAACAGGGCGTTCAGCTTATCAGACAGCCGCTTCTCGGCCTCTTTCAGCGCATCCATAGTCTTCGTGTCGTTGCCCTTCGCGGTGCCATCGCCGTTGACGCTCAAGCTCTGGATGGGTTCCAGAATGGAATCGAAGTCCTTGATGAACTCGTCATAGCGGTTCACGATGCCGAGGTCGGTCGGGCGCACATAGAACACGCCGACACGCTGGCCGCGCAGATTCGTGATAGGCACTTCCTCCGTGCCATCGTCAATGACGATGCCCACATTATCTACCGGCTTCGGGAAGTTTACTTCTTTCTTGATATCCATATTGCCTCCTAAAAATATAGGGCGGCCAACACCACGCTGACCGCCCTGTTCTCATGCTTTATTGTCGATTATTCGCTATCGCTGCCGGGCAGCTCGGTGAACGCCTTGGTCGTGGTGTCCCAGTTGCCCTTGACGCGCTCGCCTGCGTTGTAAATGGTGAACGGAATCTGCACACCGCTGGTGTCGCCGCCCACAGAGGTAGGCACGACCATGACCTTCTCACGGTATGCCCATGCCACCTTGCCCTTGCTGTCAACCAGCACATCCACAGTGGTGGTCAGGCAGTCATCGCCGGTCAGACGGCCATTTGCGATGGCTTCCAACTTCTCATACAGCGGGTCGCCCTCCACTGCATAGAAGGTGTCCACCTCGCTCTGCGGCTCATAGCCGGAGTGCTTCAGGGTGGTTTCGCCCAGAATGTTCTTGCTGACCTCCACATCCGGATTCAGTTCCAGATTGTACTCTTCGAGGTCCTTGCCCAGCCGGGTATACTTCGGGGTATTGCCGGTAGCATCGAAGCTGGCATCAATATAATGGGCCAGCCGCTTGCGCTCGATATTTGCCATAATGACATCTCCTTATCTGCAAAAATTGTTTTCGTATCTCAGGCTGCCGGAGAACAGCCAGTCCTCAACGCCGTTCTGGTACACAGCATTCAGGTGAGAGGGGCTTGTGCGGGAAATGGCCCTGATTTTGCGGTTTCCCTCCGTCAGAGCCGGGTATGCGTCCATAGTGTGCATCTCGCCGTTCACCACGATGGGCTGCCGTTCCAGCCAGCGCCCGATGGCATCCAGCAGTTCCTTGCAGCGGATTCTCGCCGCTTCGGTCTTGGGAGCGCAGCGCAGCACGACATCAAACGGATAGGCGCACACCTGATGCACATCGCCGGTGATGGTTTCCGTTTCGCTCGTGATGGCTGCACCAACGGACGGAAAGAAGCCGAGGCCCTCGTCCTCTCCCAGCGTAGAGAATGCAACCTTCTTGCCGCACAGTGCCGGGCATTTGTTGAGCAGTTCCAGCAGCACCTTGCTCACGATCTCGGAGCCGTCAACGTCAAATCGCACCTGTTTTTCTTTAGGCATCTTCGCCTCCACCTCCTATGCGTTTTACCCTTTCCAGCCAATAGTCCTGATTTGCAGCCTTCGCAGCGTCAAACCAATGGTCTGTTGCTTGCGGGTTCGCCGTGGTCGAATAATTCAGCGGCCTGTCTGTCGGGACGAGCGTTGCGCCTTTGCGAAAGCGCAGCAGGTAGCCGCCGGATCCGTCCGGTATCTTTGCGGGGCCTTTGCCGGTCTCAGAATCAACCATGACCTTGCCATCATACAGATACCGTGCATAGGGGCCGGGGAATACGACCCGCTTGCCGCCCTCGTCCACATACGAGCGCTGAATCTGACTTCCGGTCTCCATCGGCATGAACGGTTTGCAGTCTGCAAGCACCTGTTCTGCCAGCCACTCTTGAGCGGCTGCAAACTGCCGTGAAAAACGGTCGAAATGGATTTCCGCATAAAAATTACCATGGACACAGGAAAAGCCCTGAAAATGCTCCGTATCGCTCATTCAGCGTCCCTCCACTTCAAAATGCGGAATGAGGCCGTAGAACGAGGCTGAAGTAACCATGTAGACTTCATCCTGTCCATGGTTCATCTCGTGGTATAAGCCGTTGTCGTAGTCATCCTCAGAAACAGGCTGCTCCAGAGGGCAGCTACCGACAACAACGAAATCATGTTCCGGCCAGAATGTGAAGCACTCGCCGGGGGCGTCCCGCGCTGCATAGGCTTTCGGGCCGATATACTGCCGGGAGCCTGCCGTCTTGTCCGATGCTGCCGGGATGGAGATGGACACCGTGTCACCGTTTGTCGTGCCGTGCTGCGTGGCGCTGCTCGACCTTGCAGCCGTCAGCGTTGCATTATCAAACACGGTCGTGTACCACAAGCCAGTCGGCTCATGGTAGTTGTACAGGGTAACGGTCTGGTCGTGCATCATCTCACCCCCGCATAGAGCAGATTCACGCCGTCCACGTCCGGGACATTGGCGAGATACCGTTCAGCCTCATGTTGCAGCAAGGCGTTCAGCGCCGCGCTGTCGGATGCAGCTTTTGCGTACACGGACGCCTCCGCAGACTGCACATAGGACACGGATTCCTTGCCGGAGGTCATGGAGGACACAGCGGCACGGAGATTGCCCTGCGCGTCCTTGCTGGCCGCCGTGGCTACACGCTGCTGGTCAACGCGATAGAGGACATCTGCCAGAGCGCACACAGCTTTCTTTACCCGGGTAATATGGACTTCTTCCCCGGGAAGCCCTTTTTCCAGCCGGTAGAAGGTGATGGTATCAACAGCATCGCTCGCACGTTCCAGCCATTTCGGCGCGGTCGCCTCGGTCAGCTCATCGCCGAAATACCGGGTGGTGTAGAACTCATAATCCGCATACGCCATGGTTTACACCTCCGCTCAGGCGTCCTCTTCGGCTGCCGCTGTGGCCTTTGCCTTGCCGGACTTCTTGGTGGGTGCTGCGGCCTCAACGGCAGGCGCATCCATAGCTTCATAGCGGTCGCTGTTCTCCATCAGCTTGATGGTCAGCGGGTTGTCAGTCTCCAGCACATTGCCGGTAACGAGGTTCTTAAACTTTGCCATTATGATAGCTCCTTTCTCTTACTCTGCGCCCTTCTTCTTGAAAATCAGGTCAGGGGTGACGACCTTGGTGCCGTAGTGATAGAACAGGCTGACGGCGGTCGCCTCGGACAGCGGAATCTTTTCAGCGGTATAGGGGTTGGCCATGACAGGCTGGGCCACAGAGCCGTCAACCATCAGGATATAGTCACAGCCAGCGGGCAGGTGGGTGCAGCTCTTGACCTCGACACCGTGCCATGCGTAGAACTCCTCAGCAGCAGTGTCCACATTGGCGCGAGACATCTTGTCGAGGTTGTTGCGGATTTTGCCATAGTAGGCGGTGGACGTCACCAGACACATCATCTCGCGGGGCACACCATCCACAAAATCGTTGGCAGTGTTTTCGGCTTCCTGAATGACCTGCTCCAGCTCATCTTCGATGCTTGTGCCGGCGGCGACAGTCACCTTGACGGCTTCACCGTCTGCGGCTTTGAAGAAGTCTTTGTCCAGCTCTGCGGCCATGCGCAGAACATGGTTTGCAGCGCGGCGGTCAAGAACGCCGTTAACGCCATACAGCTTGACATCCTTCTCTTCCATCTCTTCGACGATTTCCTTGTCGGTGTCGATAGCAACGGTCACGGACTTTGCCTTGATCTGGCTGCCTTTGCCAGCCTTGCGGGCAGTGCCATAGTTTGCAGAGGTGGCGTTTGCAAAGCGCTTTGCCTCCACAGTGCCAGCGGTCGGGTCGCCGGACAGGTCGGTATTCTTCATGCCAGCAGAAACCAGCGCTTTCTGCACGTTCTCAATGACCTTGCCATACAGCTCGGCCAGATACTCCTTGCCAGTGTCGGTGGTCAGGATGCTAAGGGATTCGATTCTTGCCATAGTGGTTTACCTTCCTTTCGGTTTAGAAAATTTTGGGCGGGGTGTACTTGGTTTCCGTCGGGGTGGTGTTGCCGGTGGGCCCGACGATTTTCGGAGCCTTCTTTTCGAGCTGCGCCTGCTTCTCAGCTTCCGCCTTTTCCTCGGCGGTCTGATACAGGCCGGAATCCTTTTCCTTTGCGCTCTTCATGAAGTCGTCGAAGCCCTGAAATGCGCCATCCTTCCACTTCAGACCGTCCTTTTCGTCCATCACGTCAGCGGCGAGCTGGCGGCGGGCGTAGGGAGAGGAAACGCCGTACTTGTCCAGCTGGCCGTTGACCCAATCGCGCTGGTCACGCTGGGTCATCTGGAGCTGGAAGTTCTTACCGGCATCTTCGGCCTGCTTCTTGTACTGGGCGATTTCCGCCTTGACTTCATCGGCAGACTTGCCATCGAAGCCTTTCAGGGTGTCCTCTGCGGTTGCCAAGCGGGCTTTCAGGTCGTCACGTTCCGCCGTCAGCGTGGCGATGGGGGCCTTGGCGTTTTCTACGTCGAGGCCATTGAGCTTAAAGACCGCGTCGATCTGTTCCTGATTCAGTCCAAGGTCTTTCAGTTCACTGGTTTTCATGGGATACCTCCGGTTCAGCAACTAAGCGTTTTAAGTCGTCGCTCTGACTTGTTGCCCCTGCCTTGTTAAGTCCGCAGGTAGACTGATATTGCGCCCTCTTTGGCCTCATGCGGCCGTAGCGGGCATAAAAATAGCACGGTGCTTTTCGCATCGCGCTTGGAGCCAGCTTCTCGTGAAGGTCGTTTTCCGCAATCACGGCATCGATAGTCTCTGCATCGACTTCAAACATCGCAGACGGCGAACGGATACCCAGAAGCTTCTTAAGGGCGTTTACCAGCAGCGGGTAAAGATGCTTATTCATCGTCATCGCCTTCCTCCTCCCATGCCTCCTGAATGCGGTGGCCATTGGCGCAGACCGCATCCAGCGTGGCGTCTGCCTGAATGTTCGTTGCGACCGCTGCCTTGTCCGTCATGTCCATGTGGTAGTAACCGGTGAACACTTCGCCGCCGGGGAGCGTGGCTGCAACGCAAATGCGGTCGATTTTGTTTTCCTCCAGCATCGCCAGAACGTCAGAGAGCCACGACGCATAAGGCGCGTCAGACACCAAGATGCTTGCCATTCGGCTAGTTCCTCCTAAAAATGGGTAAAAGAAAACCACGGTGCGGTTTGCATCGTGGTCAACGGTTATTGGTTTTGGGCCAGAGCTTTGAGATATTCACCATACAAGCGCTTCTGCTCTGCGCGTTCTGCATCAATCTCCGGCGTGGAAATCGTGGCGCGGCTTGGAACAGAGTGTGTCCTTTTGTACTCAGCAACAAGAGCCCTTTCGCGGCGAACGCTTTCTTTGGTCAACTCGTTTATCTGCTCAACTGTATAACTCATTTTCTGGCCTCCCTGCGGTAGCACTTCACGCCCAGCCTGCGGCACGTTTCGTCAATTATGACGTGCTGGATATTTTCTTCGTAGCTGCCGAAGTCATATCCTCTGGCCGTCATAATAGAGTTTCGTTCTTCCTGCACTGCTTCGCATACAGCTTCCCATTGTTCAAGCGTAATGCCGCTCGGCACAACAAATTGGTATCGGTATTTGTAATCTACCGCCTCCATGATAGCCGTGCCGTCGGAAAACGCTGCTGGAATGTCTGCATCCGTGCTGAAAGAATACTGCGTCGTATCAGGCGGATGGGTGTGGATGTTGTAGCTCCCTTTCAGTTTATCACCCAGATAGGAACAGTCAACCCCGCGTGGGTTATTGTCGGTCATAAAATGAACTTCGCCATCTTTGGTTATGACCATCATGTTCTCCACGGTGGAAGATGCGTACTGTTCGCAGAATGTGTTCTTCAGGGCTTCGATCTGTTCCGTTTCGGCGGGGTCAACCTTGCCAAGATACCGGTGAACGCTCTCTCCCTGCTGCCCTGCATCACCGCCGCTGCCGCGCATAGAGCTGAACACAGCCTGCGGTGTGGTCGCGCTCTGACGTGCCGCCTTTGGTGCGGCAGCCTGTGAGCGTTTGGCAACATACAGACGGTCGTTCAGCGGCTTCAGGTCGTTTTCCCGGCAGAACTGGTTATAGTCCGTCGTGTGTTTTTGCAGCCTTGCCGCCGCTCTGGCCGCTTTGTCCTCCAGAGCCGCCCGCAGAGCGTCGTCTGTGGCGTTTTCGGCTGCGGCCTGATAACCTGCCATCTCGACTTTATCGCGCCGGATTCGGGCTTCTTTCGCCCGCTGCTTTTGCGTGAGGTCATAGACCCTGCGGTTTTCCTCCTCGTCGAAGTTCTGGAAAGGGTTGTGGTTTGGATCGCCGGGGCCGAAGCTATGACGGCAGTTGTAGCCGCCCAGCCCCTCGCCGGTGCCGTAGCCGGTCGCCTCGACAAAGAGCGGGAGGCCAGGCGTTCGCCCGGTGCGGCTGTACAGCTTGCCCTGCCACCAGAAGTGGTTGCCGGGGTTTTGCCCTCCGTCGCCGTACCGTGCGCCCCGATGGGCAGATGCGCGGATGATGTCCCAGTCGTGGTCTATCATGCCCTGCATGGTCATGTTACCAGTGGCCTGACTGATACCGGTGCGGACTGCCCGCAGCACGGCGGTCTCGATGGTGTCCCGGTGACCGGTGGGGTAGACAACGTGCGTCTGATGCTGCACAAGGTCGTCCACGGCTTCCTGCACTGCTGCGGTGTAGGATTGAGCACCGGTGATGACCTTGAAATGCGCCTCGTCCAGCACCTTAAAAAGCCGCTTCTGCGATGCGCTGGCCGTGGTGCGGGTGAAGTTATGCGCCTCTCCCTGCGTCCGGGTGTAGGCGTCCTGCAAGATGCGCACCATGCGGCTGGATAGAGCCAAAGGCTGCACATCATGACCGGCTGCTGCATAAACAGCGCAATCGGCAGCCCACGCCTTGACCGCTGCATCTTCAAAGATGGCCGCGATTTCGGCGTCAGACTGCTTCGTGAACAACTTCAGCTTCTTTTGCAGTTCCTCCAGATGGCCGCCCGCCGCTTGGTATACCTCAGCTTGCCACCGGTCTGTCCCAGACAGTACAGCATCCTCTCCACGGCCCAGACGTGCCATGAAGCGCTGTATCATGTCCAGCGTTATCCACCGGTTGAGGTCGTCCAGCGCCGGATACAGCGTTTCGGCCAGTTCGGTGATCTGCTGCGGTGTCAGCATGGAGCAGCCCCCTTCCGGTTATTCCTCGTCGAACAGGCCCTTTTCCTTTTCGGCTGCTTTGGCTTCCGCAACCATCTTTTTTGCCTCTTCCTCGCTCATACCCTCGAACTTGGTGAAGTACAGCCAGAGCGGAATCCAGCCTTGCGAGGCGTAGTTTCGCCAGCTCTCTTTATCTTCCTGATAATTGTAGGTGATGTCGCCGAAGTTGTAGGTGGTTTCGTACTCGCCAATCGGTGCAGCGCCCAGCAGGGTCGTAAGAGCGTCCGCGCCTTTGATGGCCTGTTCGATGGCGCTGCGCAGAGCGTCGCGGTCTGCCTTGATGGTCTGGATGGTATCGCGGTCGTCGCTTTCCACCTGCGTGGCCGTAATCATGCCGGTCTGGCCGTCCATGACAAAGACGCCCTCGCTGAAGCCGCATTTAACACCGGCCATAGACAGGTCGAAGTTGATGTCCTTGATGCGGGCATCGGTCAGCATGGTGGGGACGTGTTCAGTGACGGCCTTTCCGTCGTCGTTCACGCCAGCGCCCAGCGCCTTGATAAAGCGCGGCAGCTGCACGTTCCGGTTCTTGGCATACTGGATAGCCGTCTGCCCAACAAACGTGATGTGCTTGCTGTCTGCGACCTCTCCGTTCTTTCTGCTGAGGGCCACGTCCAGCGCCTCCAGCTCCGGCAGCGCATTTGCAAAGGCAGACACGCCCAGCGGGGACGCCGGGTCGATGGTGTTTGCACCGGGCAGCCGGAAGAATGCGAACAGCGGAGTCTCCAACTTGTCAATCTGGGTTTCCGGCTGCATCTCTGCCCACTCTTCAACCTCCGTCATCGGGATTTCAGCGCCAAGGGTATACTGGCCGTTGCTCATGGAACGGTTGAGAAACGCCTTGTTCGTAATCAGGTACAGGCCGTCTTTGAACCGGTGGTACTCCAGCCGGGTGTAATGGTCGAAGCCGTGCGTGATGTACTCAGCGAAGATTGCGCCCACGATGTTGCCGTTGCCGTCCTGCTTGGTAATACCAAACTCTCCCGGCAGGGCAAAATCCCAGCTGGAGCCGTTCCACTTGATGGCGATGCCGCCCATGCGCTCCGCGTCAGCCACCTTGTCGGGCAGCCGCTTAATCAGGTCGTTGCAAATGGTCTGCAAGTAGTCCGCGCGAGGGGAGCCAGACAGCGCAACGTCGATATCCAGACACACCAGCCGGGCACGATAGTCGCTGATATGCTTGCCCATGTTGTAGGGCTTGATATCGTCCTCCGCATTTCGCCACGGCGGGCGCTCAGAGGAAATATTATCCCACAGCTCCAACGCTGCGTTCATCTCGGAGGACTGAATCAGCTCCACGCCGAAGGTCTTTCCGATGTCGGTACGAATAAACATAGATTTTATCCTCCCCCATAATTGGGAAATGAAACTCACAGCAGTTCACCCCCTTCCCTGTCATGCGACCCACTTCAGTTCTGCCCGCAGCGCCGTACGGCAGAAGTACCGGACTTGGTCCATAGAATGGTCAAACTCCTTGATGACGGCATCCTCGTCGGAATCCTCGTCCCACGAATACTGCTCGAACTCTCGGAAGGTTGCCTTGCAGCTTTCGTGGAACAGCAGGAGACCCATGTTTATGTACTTGGTCACATCCTGTATTCCGTTCAGCACGTCGTTGTCAGCCTTGACCACCAGCCACTCGGCATACTTCTGGATCGTTTCCACCATGGAAGATGCCGATGGGTCGATGATGATGTATTCGATTTTGAAACCTCTCGCCAGCTCTCGAAGCATCTTGTAGTAGGCTTCGTTGTCCACACGGTTGGCGCTGCCGCCTTTGTAGTACAGCTCCCGCACCATGATGGCGCGGTGGCTCACCGGGTCATAGTCCCACAGCCCAGCAGCAAAGGGATTGTGGGTGCCGTAGTCGATGGACACATAATAGCGGTGCCGAGGATTGTAGGGTATTTCCTCGTGGACAATGTGCTTGTCCCGCGAGAACATGGGATAGACCAGCCCCTCAGCCTTGACCCACAGCCCCAGAATGTAGCGGTTGTAAAACACGCCGGTGTACTGGTTCCTGTATCGCTCTTTGATGTGTTCATCCAGCGTCAGGTTGTCCTCCATCGTGAAGTGGAGGTACACCAGCCGCCGCTTTTTGCACCGCAGAATCCACTTCTGGTAGAACCAGTGCTGTGGACCCGCCGGGTTACAGTTGAACCAGTATTTTGACCCCGTGATGGAACAGCGGGCGGTCGCCTGATTGACAAAGCTCTCCGGCATCAGTGCCACTTCGTCGAAGAACGCACCGGCCAGCGTGATGCCCTGTATCAGATCCTGCGAACTTTCGTCCTTGCCGCCGAAGAAATAGAACTCATTGCTCTTGTCGCCTTTGGACACCTCCCAGAAGTTGTCCGCTCGGTGCTCGATGACCTCATATCCCCTGCCCAACAGCTGCTGTTTGAGTACGCCCAGCACGTTGCGGCGCAGGCTGGCGATGGTCTTGCCGCAGAGGGCGAAGCTCTCACCGTCAAAACAGGTCATTGCCCAAGAAACAAAGGAAAAGCCCATGGTGACGGTCTTTCCGCTTCGGATAGCCCCATCATCAATGATGCCGTCGTAGTCATAGAACGCGCTCTGCGGCGACCACCAGACCAGCGTTTGCATCTGCTTCTGACTGAGTGCTTTCCATTGGAACGGCTTTGCTCTACGAAGTCGGCGCATCCTCGTCCTCCTCCGTTTCGTCATCCGGTTCCGGCAGCATAGAGGAATCATCACCAGCAGGGAACGCATTCGCGGCCGCTGCGGCGATAGCTTCTAAGAAACCGTCGCTTGCGGCCTCCTGCTGCTCCTGCTTTGCCCGGCGCTTGGCGGCACGTTTTTCCTTTTCTGCGGCCTCAGCGGCTTCTGCCTGCTCTGCGATTTTGTACACCAGAGAAGCAGCCTTGACGTTGCCCTTCAAGCCCTGCATGAGCATCTTCCAAGCAAGTGCCGCGGCGTAAGTGCAGTCCTCTTCATCGAAGCCCTGCTCCTGCAACTTCTGGGCAAGCTCTTCCGTTGCAGCGGTTTCCATGAGGATCCGCATATATTGGGCGGCCTGCTTTTTTCGCCTACGGGCTGCACCAGATGCTTTCCCGGCTTTTCGGGCGTTTTCTCGGCGTTCATTCGGCGTTCGCTGCCCATTTGACACCAGATTTTTCTCATTTGGCACATCACCACCTTCTTCCCCATCTGTGAGGGGTTCCACGCTTAGCCCTCGTCCTCGATGCACACGTTCTGAACCTTCTTATAGGCATCCAGATACAGTTCCTTCTTGTCGCCGTTGTAGGTAGCCTCATAATACATACCGTCCGGAACGGTGGTGGCCAGCAGCGCCTTGTTGTTCTGGAGGGTCTTGCAGTTCCAGACAACGTACACATCAGTTACCCCGATTTTCGGAGTACCCTTCAGCTCGGCGTTTGCATTGTGGAGGCACACGACCGCGGCGATTGCGGACGCGGTAAAGTTGTTAGAATCCATCTTGATGTTTCCTTTCTTTATTCCAGACAGTAAAAAGCCCTCACCAGCAGGGATGCTGGCAAGGGACAGCTTATACGCTCCTGATTACTTTGGCCTTGGAGAACGTCGGATAGTCCTGCGTCATCATGTCCAAGAACTCGTCGCGGGTAAAACCAGACAGACGGAAGACTTCCTCCGGTTTCATGCCCAGCTGCTTGCCGATCTCGTCCACATCCTTGCCCTCATCGAGCAGCTTTTTGACAATGGCCTTCATCGGCTCCAACAGGTGGGTACCACGGGCGCGGTTGTGGGTGATGGTGCCGTATACATCAGCATCCTCGTTTCCGTGATGGTCAACGACCACGACCGGCACCTTCCCGCCCAGCATAGAGAGCAGCGGTTCTCTGCCCGATACGGTCCAGCGGTGGAAACCATCAATGATAGTTCCATCCGGCCGCACCACGATTGGCAACGTCCAACCGTTTGTCAGGATGGACTGCACCAGCAGCTTCAGGTTGTCTTCCGACACCTTGTTGGGATTGTAATCATTCGCGTGGATTTTCTCACGTTCTACCCACCGAAGGGAATTCAGCGGGGCAAACAAGTCAATGCTTTCCATTCTGGGCCTCCTTGATGGCTGCATTGTGGTCGTTGTAGATGGTGGTCCACAGGATACGCAGGATGCGCAGCTTGGGATCTCCGTACAGCAGTCCCTCGTACATGGTCTTGTAGTGCTTCTGCTCTGCAATTCCGTAGGTCTTGATGAACAAGGCCTGCCAGTTTCGCAGGTGGGACAGTGTGTCCTTGGCGATGGTGTACCGTTCCGGGTGGAGGAACAGGATATCTTTGCAGAGGGCCTTGTAGTCCTTCTGCTCGGTTTCCTCTTCCAGCTCACGCCGCTTGCGGGTGCTGCGCCGGAACATCTCGCTGTCCCAGTAGAGCAAGACCAGATAGGCGTTTGGCTCTCGCCTCTGTATCCGTTCCCACAGGTCTGGGTCTGTTTCGGCAATCCACCGAAGCCCCTGCGTACCGCAGTCACCAAAGAATGCACACAGGCGGAGGGCGTTCTTTCGGACCCCCGCCTCGTACAGCCGCATATAGATTTCCGGGAACTGGAGCTTGCGCAGCTTGATGTACAGCCACACATCGCTGTCCATCCAATCATAGATGGGATAGAACTTCCCGCCTTTCCCGATGCGGTCCATCTTCGTGTTGGCGATGCACTTATACCGGGTCAGGCTTTCCGCGGTGCGCAGACCAACCAACTGGATGCCGTCACGGAATGCTTTCTCGCAGAACGTCTGATAGTTCATCTCGCCGGGATAGCTCAGGTACGGGCTGTACATGATGGCGAAATCAGGCGGCTGGCGCATCCAGACATTTTCCTTACCCGGCTCCCACGTTATCCACGATTCGGAGCTGGACAGATGGTCGATGACGGAAACCTGCTTGAACGGCAGGCAGAACCAGAGGAACTTTGCGCCGACAGACAGGAAGTTGCGCCGCCAGCGGTATGCGGCATCCACCATGGAGGGATAAAGCCCTTCCTCGTCGATGAACGTCACCGTCAGTTGGCTGGCGCTGATTTCGCCGGCGCGTATCATGTCGTACACCAGACTGGCCATGCACAGGCTGTCCTTGCCCGATGAAAACGACAGATAGATTTTGCAGCCGTTGGCGAACACATTGCGGATGCGGATCTTCGCAGCCTGCAAAACATTCAGGCTGCTTTCTGCTACTTTCACCGGCATATCAGCTCACCTCTATCATCTCGCCGCATTTCGGGCACCGGATGTATCGGTGCTGAGACTGGCTCTCGTATACCGGAGCAGTGTTTTGCGGTTCGGAAGGTGTAGACAGCTCTTGTGCAACAGAAGCCCGCTGAGGGGCCGCGGAGGTCGCAGGAGCGCTATACACAGGAGCGGCGGGCGAATAAGACGGTGTTTCCGCATAAGGAACGTGCTCTTCCACCTGATGGCGGTTCATGGCCGAAACCTCTTCCTGCGGGAATGTGCCGTAGGAGTCCACGATTTCGTCCACCTCGGCTTCGGTGCTGTTGAGCATTTCCAAGAGGTCAGCATCCCAGCCGGGGACATCTACATCCCCGTCCAGTTCCTTGACCAGTTCTTCGATGACATCAACATCCGTAAAACCCAGCTCATAGACCTTGTTGTCAGCCATCATGAGCTTTTTCTTCTGCACATCGGTCAAACCAACCATCACATAGCAGTCACAGGTTTCCCAGCCCATGCGGAGCAGCGCCTCGTACAGGCCGTTGCCCGCGATAATCTCACCATCTTCGGCCACGACCAGCGGCTTGACCTGTCCGAACATTTTGATGCTGCGGACGTATTCGGCCAGCTGCTTTTCGGAATGCCGGCGGATGTTGCGGGCGGGCTTATGCAGTTCGGAGAGCTTCTTCTGCGTGATAATCACTTGCCTACCCTCCCTTCCAGAAAGGTGCGGGCAGCAGGAATGACCTCTGCTGCAGCACGGACGACTTCCGGCGACAGGCTGAAAATCAGCTTAAAGCCATCCTCGACCGTTGCCGGTTCTCCCCAGATGGGCCACGGCGTAGGACCATAGACCCAACCGTTTTCCCACTGGTACGTCGGCGGCAATGCCAGGCTGTGATAGTGGATGTAACCCAGAACAGCCTCATGCGGCCAGTCTGCAATGGCAGCATACCGAGTTTCACCGGACTTTTTGCGGATTGTGTGGTCCTTTCCGCAGGTGTTCCCGTCTATGATACGGTGTCCTACCAGCAGCAGCTCCGTTCCATGCTCCTCAAAGTAGGTGGTAAACGTGCGGCGTTGGAGCAGCCCATACCAGATGTTCAGGCGCTTTGCGTCGTTCACGAACAGCAGCTCCGGGTGCTTTTCCAGCCATTCAAGGCTCAGGCCAGTATTGATGACTTCGCAGCCGGTCGGGGCGTTTTCCAGAGCCCAGGAGAGGTACTCCGGGAATTCCAGCTCGCAATGACCAAAGAAGCAGTCTTTCACGCCAGCCTTTTCACAGAGCTTGCCGAGGACGATGCTGTCCTTTCCGGCACTCCACGCGTAGGCCGCGCTCTTTCCTGCCGTAGCTTTGATGATACGTTCGACTGCAGCATCTTCAAAGGCATCGACTTCATCCTGTGAGATCAATTCCTCAATGTGCTGCATCGCCACCAGCCAGTCGGCATTCCGGCTGACCTGCTTTCTACCCAAGACCTTTTTCATCGTGCGCCCTCCTTTTCATCCGAAACGAGGTGCAGGACGACGGATGCCATGAGAACGGCAACGATGATGTATACGCGGATCTCGCTCATCAGCGTCCAGATACCCATAACACCCAGCGGAATCAGAATCTGCCACGAAGCCACCGTGAACACATCCAGTGCAAAGCCGACCTTTTTGCCGAACACCAAATACTCCGAATAGAGATAGGTGGACAGCGAGGACAGCGCAATGATGGTGATCAGGATAGCTTTCAGTGTATTCAGCAGCGGGCTGAAATTTACCCATGTGAGCAATGCAGCCAGCACCATGTATACGCCGAACATTACACCCGCCAGTACAAAGGACATTTTCATGTTGCCGTGCTGGGTGCCATCATCGTTCTTGTCATTGTAGGAAAACAGTGAGTAGTAGTACGGATAAGTGAACGGACCGGGCAGCAGCAGAAAGCCTTTGTAGAGACCAGTCTGGATACCGGCAACGTTCAGGCTGGGGTCGATGTTGACGAAGTTGCCATGAGTGTGAACCAGAGCTGCAACGACAACAACGGCCAGCAGACCATAGACTATCACCCATGAGAAACCATCGGACAGAACGTTGCGGATCATGCCGTCTTTCAGAAGCATAAGCAGGAAGATGGCGCAGGTGGCATAGACGATAACCATGCCGCCCTGCGTACCAATCGGGGTGTCGCCGAAAATCTCATAGATGCCGCTCATCTGTGTCCACGTTTGGAACATGGTCAAAAAGCCGATGAAGTAAAACATCACTTTGCTCCGCATGATACGCCGGACGGTCGGGATGTACTCCGCAAACAGACCGAAGAGGATGCAGGAAAGCGAGTTGAACACGGCCCAGATGATAGCTGCGGTTGCGCCGTTGCTGGTAGCCAGTGTGCGGAAATTCATGAGGCTGCCCACGCCCGCCCACGATGCAACAATGGAGCAGGCATAGAACAGAGTGGGGTTTGCTTTGAACTTGTTTTTGATTTTCTGATACATTCGGAAAACTCCTTCTTTGGGCCGGGCCTGGCGAAGTGCCCAGCTTGCTACACCCCGAACTTTCAAGGTGCAGCGGTGATGCCATGCGCAAAGGAGCAACGCACGGCACGGATATCCTCCTTTCGGTGCAATAAAATAGCGGCGTTCACCGGAAATAGTGAGTGCCGCTTGGCTTGATTGGGATTTTGCAGCCTAATAATATCACAGGTTCTATCCGCTGTCATCTACATCCATGTCAAAGCGTGTACCATCATCTCCCACGATGTCAAACAGTCTACTATCGTCCGACATCATCTACCATCGTCCGCCGCCATCCGCCACTATGTCAAACCGTCCGCCATTATCCGCCGGCATCTCCCCTTACCTCCAGACAAAAAAGAGGCCCTGCACTTGGCAGAGCCTCTCAATCAATGTGTGGAAAGATAATTGTAGACCATCCGGGATACGCCATTTTCAGTGTAGCACTTTCCGAGCTTCCCGGCGATTTCCGCCCACGTCAGGCAGCGGACGAACCGTAGCCGGAAGATAAGGTATAGCCGGGCATCCATGATGCTGCGGCAGTACGCCTCTACTTTGAGCCGTTCCGTCTGGGCCTGCGCCTCTAAGTACTGAATGCGGTCTTCCATGTCGGCCAGTTCCACGGCCAAATCTCCGACCTTATCCCTAACGCCGGAAACATGGGGCATTCCTGTCAGTTGCGGGGAGGCCGGACCTGCTTTCTGTCGCAGATTATCGTAAACCTCCCGATCCTTTTCGAGCGCCGTCTGAATGTCGTAATACTTGGACAATTCCTGAATGGTCACAACCTACCTCCGTATGCACTTCAGCTGCCGCCTTTCGGCGGTGCTTCTGCTATTTTATCACAACTTGCGGTAGGTTTGTAGACCGGAAGGCCACAAATTATGTGGTCTGCACCAATTTTGCACAGGCCCGGCACCTCGTAGGTCTGGCCGTGAGAATCGGTGCGTTGGATGGGCGGGTCGAGAGGGATGTAGTGCGCACAAGACAGGCAGTTCATTCGTCCATCCTCTCGATTTTCGGGTACGGCTCTCTGCCCAGCGGAACAGGCCCGTGGGAGCGATATGTGGTGCCAGGTGCCTCTTTTTTGCCCTCTGGCGCATCAAGCCACTGCTGATGTTCGATGGCATGGACAAGGTCAATGCACGTTCCCCACGATTCATGCTGCCGCTCCCGGTTGCCAAACGGCGGAAATGCCATCTGGTAGCCCAGATTGAACATTTTCTCGACGCTCCGGCTGCGCTCATTGTACACGCCGAACTTGTACTGGTCCTCATACAGCTTGCCGCGGTCTTTTCCCTCATAAACGAGGTCTTCGGAAAGGGTTTCAAACTGGCCCATGCGGATCCGCATATATTCCTCCACGGCCAGACCGATGATGCGGAGGGATTCCTCGGAAACCTCAATGCGATACTTCATCTTTTTTCCCTTTCGTTTGTTATTGCCCCATCGGCTGGTATCGATTCAGGCAGTTGACATTGACGCAGAAACGTTCACTTCCAATGATGCGCAACTTCTTTCCGCAGCAGGGGCAGTAGTTGGGCATCGGTTTCGGCTCGGCAGGCTCCATGTCAGCCTTTGACGCGCCGGTCTGCATCAACTTAATCACACAATAAACCGAACCCGGCTGCGCTACTGCAAGGCAACTCTGACGCGCCGGACATGTTGAACAATCGTACATTCAATTCTCCTCTAAGTATTCATTCACATAGCACCAGCTCTGCGGCGCTTCATACAGGGTGCAGCCATTGACTGCACAG